GTGACACAAACATTGATTTTAATTTAACTCCAAAAGGAATTGGAAGAGTTACATTAAATGGTAATGGTAAAATTCAAGGTCTTGCAGAAAAAGTAAATGTTAATGGTACGTTCACATCAAACATTAACGTTGACACAAATACTCAAGCAGTGCAATTAGATACTGCAGCAGCTTCTGCAAACTTTACAGTTAATTTAAGAGGTGATGGTTCAAATTCTTTAGATGCGTCTATGGATATTGGTGAATCAATCACAGTTGCATATATTTCAAAACAAAATGCAACAGCTTATTACAATACTACAGTGCAAGTAGATGGAACAGGTGTAACTCCAGTTTGGCAAGGTGGCGCAGCCCCTACAGCTGGTAACGTTTCATCAAATGATGTTTACACATATACTGCAATTAAAACTGCAGCGTCAACATTTACTGTACTTGCAGCTCAAACGCAATTTGCGTAAAACTAGGAGGATAGAAAGATGCCAATAATTGGATCATTTGGAGCAGGATCAGGAAGAGGTTACGGACAACGTGGCGGAGCTGGAGAACCAGCTTATGTTAATGCTGAAGGTGGAACAATTGTAGAAGAAGGCAATTACAGAATTCATGTATTTACAGGTCCAGGAACTTTTGAAGTAACTAAACTTTCAAATTGTGTACCAGCATGTGATCCTTCTAATTTAGCAGATTATATGGTTATAGCCGGCGGTGGAGCAGCGGGATCGTTCTACGGAGGCGGAGGCGGAGCAGGAGGTTTCCGAGAAACTCCAGGAACATCAACAGGAAGTTATCCAGTTTCACCAATTGCTGGAAGTACAACCGCTCAACCCTTAGCAGTCCAATCTTACCCAATTACAGTAGGTGCAGGTGGAGCAGCTCCACCGTCTGGCCCAACAGGAGGAAATAGTTCTACACCTGGAGGCCCATCAAGCGTTTTTTCAATAAGTTCTACAGGCGGAGGAGCCGGTGGTGGAAGAAATGGTCGAAATGGTGAACCTGGAGGATCAGGTGGCGGAGGATCACAAGATGGTCCAGGCGCAAGTGGAAACGCTGGATCCTATAGTCCACCTGAAGGAAATTCTGGTGGTAATTATGGAAATGCTACTCCAAGTGTTATTCCTCCAAGTGAAGCAGGGGAACCTGGCGGCGGAGGTGGCGGAGGCGCCACTGGATCAGGTGGAAATGGAATGGGAGGCGGAACTGGCGCTGGAACTCAAATTACTACATGTGCAGCTTACGGAGACGATGCAACACCCGGCAGCACAAGATATTATGCTGGTGGTGGTGCTGGAATCAGATGTTATGCATCAGGCCCTGGAGGCGGTGGATGGAGAGGAACTTATCCGGTTGGCTCTACTGCTGCTCAAACAAATACTGGTGGCGGTGGAAAAGGTGACCGTGGACTTGGAGGATCAGGTATAGTTATGATAAGGTATAGAATCGCGTAATATGGCTCATTTTGCAAAAATATCAGAAAATAATGAAGTGCTTTCAGTAGTAACTTTAAATAATAAAGATATGCTGGATGCTAATGGAGTTGAAAATGAATCAGTAGGACAAGCTTATTTACAAAAACACAATAACTGGCCTGCACATTTATGGATTCAAACTTCTTATAATACTAGAGGTGGAAAACACTATGATGCTTATGATAATGAATCAGCGGATCAATCAAAAGCATTTAGAGGAAATTTTGCAGGTGTAGGACATACTTGGGATCCAGAAAATCAAATATTTTGGGGAGATAAACCTTATCCTTCTTGGGTTAAAGATTTAAATAAAGCGGATTGGAATTCTCCTATCGGAGAACCTGATCCATTAACAGCAGAACAACAAGCTCAAAATGAGGCAGGAACTCATGCATGGGTGTATGATTGGGATGAAGAAGCGTATCAAGCAGATATTGCAAGCGAAAATCCACAAGGTAATATTGGCTACGTATTGACAAATTTTTTAGCTTAGTTATATATAACTTTAGCTATGAGAAAGAAAATATTAACAGAACAAGCATTATATTATGGTGAAGTTTCAATGCCTAAAGGTTTTGAAATAGATTCTTTAAATTTTAGTAAATCTGCTTTTGAAGCTTTGTATACTAAAAAAAATTCTTCTTATTCAAAAGAATTAGACAAATTAAATACTTATATAATTGAATTTATACAACTTAATTATAAATTTTGGTTACAAAATAAAAGTATGTCTACTAATTTATATCTTCCAAATGAAAAAGATGGTCCACTTACAAATGTAGATTTTAATGATTTAAAAAATGCAAGTGATTTTACATTATTATATGGAATAAATACTGTAGATTGTTTGATTAAAATTTATTATGACGACAATAGATTTAAAAACAAATGCCATGAAATAGAATTAAAACAAAATATGTTTGTTATGTTTCCATCTGTTTGTATGTATTCTATTATTAATAATCAAAAAAATAATTTAAATTTTATACAGACAATAAATTATGAACTTAAATAATTATTTTTGGTATTTTAAATCTGCAGTACCTCCAAAATTATGTGATGATATTATTAAATATTCATTATCTAAAAAAGATGATTTTGCAAGAACAGGTGGAAAATTTAAAAATAAAGTTTTATCGGAAGAACAAAAAGATCTTATTAAAAGAAAAAGAAATTCAGATGTTGTTTGGTTAAATGAACCTTGGATATATAAAGAAGTAACCCCATTTATTCATGAAGCTAATAAAAATGCAGGTTGGAATTTTCAATGGGACTGTTCAGAAATTTTACAATTTACAAAATATAGAATTAATCAGTTTTATGATTGGCACCAAGATGCTTTTATGAAACCTTTTAATAAACCAAATACATTAGAACATGGAAAAATTAGAAAACTCTCAATGACTTGTCAGTTAACTGACGGATCAGAATATGAAGGCGGTGAATTAGAATTTGATTTTAGACATTACGATCCACACGAAAGAGATGAAGCTAAACATCTTATACAAGCCAAACAAATTTTATCAAAAGGATCTATTATTGTATTTCCTTCATTTGTATGGCATAGAGTAAAACCAGTAAAGAAAGGAACAAGGTATTCATTAGTTATGTGGAACTTAGGATATCCTTACAGATAATATGCAAATAAATGAATATTTTAAAACACCTATATGGGCAGAACAAAAACCTGAATTTATTAAATCTTTAAATAAAGCTTCTAATAAATATATTAAAATAGCTAAAACAAATTCAGAAGCAAAAGAATATATAAAAAAATTTGGTGATTTTGGAAGAAGTTATCATTCAACTCAAATAACATTAGATAACGATTTTTTTGATTTTAGAAAATATGTTGGACAGAAATCTTGGGAGTTTTTAGATTGGCAAGGTTTTGATATGCAACAATACTCCTTATTATTTACAGAGATGTGGGTACAGGAATTTTCTAAAAATGGGGGTGGACATCATTCAGCTCACATTCATTGGAATCAACATGTATCAGGTTTTTATTTTTTAAAATGTAGTGAAAATACATCTTATCCAGTTTTTCATGAACCACGAACAGGTGCTAGAGCTACTAAATTGCATTTAAAAAAAAATAATATAATTCACAACGGATCTGAATTAGTTCACTTTAAACCCGAACCAGGAACATTAGTAATTTTTCCAGGTTATCTTGAACATGAATTTATTGTAGATCATGGTAAAGATCCTTTTAGGTTTATACATTTTAATTTACAAGCTGTTCCAACAACAATGGTAAAAAATGTCATTCAAGAAAAATAAATACATAATCATTAAAAATGTTATAGATAAAGATCTTGCAAATTTTTTAACTAATTATTTTTTAATAAAAAAACAAGTTTACGACACTTGTCTTAAACATAGATATATATCTCCTTTTGAAACAATGTTAGGAACTTATGATGATAGACAAGTTTCAAACACTTATTCATGTTACGCAGATCTTGCCATGGAAACTTTAATGTTAAAAGTTCAACCAATAATGGAAAAACAAACTAAATTAAAACTATATCCTGCATATAGTTATGCAAGAATATATAAAAAAGATGATGAACTTAAAAGACATAAAGACAGATTTAGTTGTGAGATATCAACTACTATGAATCTTGGTGGTAATGATTGGCCTATATACTTAGAACCATCTGGGAAAGAAGGTATGAAAGGAATCAAGATTAATTTAAGACCAGGAGATATGTTAGTATATCGTGGATGTGATCTAGAACATTGGAGAGAAAAATTCAAAGGTAAAGAATGTGTTCAAGTTTTTTTACACTATAATAATGTAAAAACAAAAGGAACTAAAGAAAATATTTTTGATACACGTCCACACATAGGTCTTCCATCATGGTTCAAAAAAAAGTAAAGCCTTTTAAACATTATTTAAAAAATATTAAATATCCAACTAAAAAAGATTCTTGGGATATTGCAGGTAATTTAAATAATGGGTTTTATAAATTTGATACTAAACCTGTAAAAAATAATTTTAAAAAAGGAAACTTTAAAACAAAAGCTGACAAAATGGTTTTTGATTTAGATAATAAATTTATTATTGTTGATATAGAAGAACTTCATACTTATTTAAAAAAACACAGATTAAAAGATGTATTATTAGATACACTTATTTCTAAATTAGAATGGAATATTATAATAAATAAATAATGGTTTATAAAGAAATACATAATTTTTTACCAGAAGAAGACTTTAAAAAAATAAAAAATTTTTTAAGCGGTGAATACATGTATTGGTGTTATAATAAAGAACAAACATATAGTGATGAACATCAACGCTCAGATCCATCTTTTTTTACACATGGAATTTTTCGTTACGGAAAAATAGTGACTACACCATATATTTATAAATTAATAGAACCCATACTTAAAAAAATTAAACCACGTAAGATACTTAGAATAAAAGCTAATTTAGTAATTAATAGAAGAATACAATCAGCTTGCAATTTTCATATAGATGATGACCAAGTTAAACACAAAGTTGCAATTTATTATATAAACACCAATAATGGATTTACTTTACTAGATCCTATAAAAAGAAAAGAAGTAAAATGTGAAGAAAATAAATTATTAATTTTTGATGGAAAAATATTACACAGCGCAGTGGCACAAACAGATACAGATCAAAGGTTAGTAATCAATTTTAATTACCAAAAATGATTAACAATAAAAAATTTATTACAGAAATAAAACCATTAGTTTCATTAACAATGGGAACTGAACATATGTCTCCTTTATTATATTCATTAATTAAATTTGTACGTCCTCACAGATTATTAGAGATTGGAAGTGGGTTAAGTACAATATATATTTTAGCTGCTTTAAAAGAATTGTATGAACTAGAAAAGAAAGAATATAATGGTAATCAAACTAATTTTAATTTAAACTTTAAAAATAAAGAATATTATAAACATAACAAACCTGAATTTATATTACATAGTTTTGATAATTATATACACCCACATTCAAATGCAAACAAAGTTCAAAAAATAGCAGATAAATTAAAATTAAATAAGTATTTAAAATTATGGAATACAGATTATAGAAATATTAATAAGTGTTTAAATAATCAAGAAAAGTTTGATTTTATATGGTGTGATTGTGGGGGACTAGAAAATTATTTAACTCAAGAAGAACTTTTGTTTCCGATGCTTTCAGAACGACCTGGAAGTTATATAATTTTTCATTCCACACTTACTAACGTTCATGGTTTAGCTTTTTTAAATCAGTTAAAATTAAAAATATATCAAGGTCAGCTTCCAGGTTTTGAACTTGTATCTTTATTTGAACCACATAAACTACAACAAAATAGTTGTACTATTATTAGAAAATCAAAAGAAGTTTCAATTTATACAGAAAGACCTTAATGGAAAATATTAATTTAACTAATTATGGAATTGTAAAATCTAAATTACCTAGTAAATTATATAATTCTATTTTGAAAGAATGTTTAAAAAAAGATAAAAAACAAAAATTTATATCTGGTTTAACAGAACCAGGAGTAGCCAATCATTACCATGTAAAAGATAATTTTAATTTAATAAAAGACTTTTTAAAAGATATGCAGGAACAATATATTAAAACTTATCCCGAATATTTAGAACATATTACGGTTTTAAATAAACCAGCTCCTTTAGCTTTTGGTGAGATGTGGATTAATTATCAAAAGAAAGGGGAACACATTCCTTTACATATTCATGATGGTGTTTTTTCATATAACATATGGATAAAAATACCTGTTAAATCTGTATTTGTATTTAACTATAGTACAATAATAGGAAAACAAGTTGTCCATAAAATAAATTTAAACAAAGAACATGAAGGAAATGTTATTTTATTTCCATCTTTATTACAGCATATTGTATATCCTTTTCAAAAATCAAATCAAACAAGAATATCTATAGCGGGAAATATTTACTTAGATAATAATTAAATGAAAAAATTTATAATATTTCCTACTCTTATACATGAATGTGAAAATAAAAATCATAGTATAATTAAAAATGAACTTATAGATGAATGTAAAAGTTTATCTTGTAAAGTTAAAAAGGGTGGTAACAATTGGCAATCTGAAACATTTAATACTAATGGAACATATAATTTATTCAATAATAAAAAATTTAATAAGTTAAATGATTGGGTAAAAAAACAAATAATTGAATATGGTAATAGCTGCGGTTTTAAAAATAAATCTATAGATACTTCAGAATCTTGGTTTAATATTTATAAAAAACATGATTATCAAGAAACTCATTTTCATGGTTTTAATGATATTTCTGCAGTTTACTATTTATCTGTTCCAAAAAACTCAGGAGATATTGTGTTTTATTCTTTTGAAAATAATGAAGTAAAAGATTCATTTGAAGAAAATAATCCTTTTACTTGGAAAACATTTAATATAAAACCAAAAGCAGGGAAACTTTTAATTTTTAAATCTAATTTAAAACATGGTGTTAAACAAAGTAAATCAAATCAACCTAAAATTTCATTAGCATATAACTTTACATTAAAATGAAAGAAACAATATTTTCTACATCTATAATACATGAGATATATAAAAATTCTCAATTGAAAAAAGAAATCTTAAAGGAACTTTCTATACAAGAAAAAGATTCAGAAAAAATATACCGTTCTAATGTAGGAGGTTTTCATAGTAAAGATATTAATAATCAGTATATATGTCAAACTTTAGGTAATAAAGTTGCTCAACTTATTTCACAAAATTATAAATTACATAATAAAAATATGACTCTTAGTAATTTGTGGATTAATAAAAATAAAAAAGGTGATTTTAATAAAACACATGTTCATCCTAATAGTCATTTTTCAGGCGTATATTACATAAATTGTCCTAGAACAAGAGGTGAATTATATTTAATGAACAATCATTTTAGTAATTCTAGTATCAATAGTTTTATGGAAATAAGTAAAGATTTTAAAGTTGAATATATAATATATCCTGTAAATGATTTATTAGTTATTTTTCCTTCTACTTTGCCTCATATGGCTTGTCCTCATTTTGAAAAAATAGATAGAATTTCTGTATCTTTTAATATAGTATTAAATTCAAAATAATAGTATTAAATTAATATGCTTCAGAAACTACAGTTTAAACCAGGTTTTAATAAACAAATAACACAATCAGGAGCTGAGTCTCAATGGACTGATGGTGATTTTGTTCGATTTAGATATGGACTTCCTGAAAAAATAGGGGGTTGGGAACAGTTAACTATTGATAATGAAACTCTTCCCGGTGCTGCTAGAGCTCAACATACATGGACATCTTTAGCTGGTGAGAAGTATGCAGCAATCGGTACATCACAAGGTTTGTTTTTATATTATGGTGATAAGTTTTATGACATTACACCTTTAGATACCGGAATTACTGGAGCTGATTTTGATGCATCAACCGGTTCGCCTACAGTTACTGTAAACAAAACTTCTCATGGGTTAAGCGCTGGACGATATGTAACGTTTTCATCAGTTACTGTTCCAACAGGTTCAGGTTATGCAACAACTGATTTTGAAAATAATACATTTGAGATATCAAATGTAACTGCAAATGCTTTTGATATTACAATGCCATCTAACTCTGCAGCTACAACTTCAGGAACAGGTTCAGCACAAATTGATCCTTATGTAACTGTTGGTCCAACATTTCAAACTGCAGGTTATGGATGGGGTACATACTTATGGGGAAATTCTACCTGGGGCACTGAGCGTACAATTAGTAACGTG